CTGAAGTAAGCGAACCTACTGTAACTGAAGTAAGCGAACCTACTGTAACTGAAGAAGTAAGTGAACCTACTGTAAGTGAAGAAGTAAGTGAACCTACTGTAACTGAAGTAAGCGAACCTACTGTAACTGAAGAAGTAAGTGAACCTACTGTAAGTGAAGAAGTAAGTGAACCTACTGTAAGTGAAGAAGTAAGTGAACCTACTGTAACTGAAGTAAGCGAACCTACTGTAACTGAAGTAAGCGAACCTGAACCTACTGTAACTGAAGTAAGCGAACCTACTGTAACTGAAGTAAGCGAACCTGAACCTACTGTAACTGAACAACCAGAAGTGACTATAAGTGAAGAAGTAAGCGAACCTGAAGTGACTATAAGTGAAGTAAGTGATCTTGAAGTAAGCGAAGAAGTAAGCGAACCTGAAAGCGAACCTGAAAGCGAACCTGAAGTAAGCGAACCTGAAGTAAGCGAACCTGAAGTAAGCGAACCTACTGTAACTGAAGAAGTAAGTGAACCTGAAGTGACTGTAAGTCCTGAAGTAAGTGAACCTGAAGTGACTGTAAGTCCTGAAGTAAGTGAACCTGTAATTTCAAAAGACATTGTAGAAACTTTACCTAGTGTTGAAATTATAAAAACAGAAGATAAAATTGATCTAGACAAAAAAATAGATGAAGCTATTACGTTATCACCAAGTGAATCAAAAGAGATTATTAAACAAATCGAATGCTTAGACGGAGATCAATTTGATATAAATGAAAAACGATGTTTACCTTGTTCGCATTATCAATTAGTATGGGATAGTGAAACAAGACTATGTAAACAGATGTTAAAAGACCAAATATCAAAAGAAAAAGAAAAGGAAATTTTATCAAGTAACATGGTATTACAGGGTTTGGATATTGTTGTTAATGATAAAAATAATATAATTGGTTATATTGAAAAATAATTTTTTTTTAAAACATTAATTTCTATATAAACTATAATAAGAATGGATTCATCATCTATTATAGATTATATCAAAAAAACATATCCTAAAATTGTTTTTCAACCATTTAAATTCCAACAAACACGAGCTCTAGCATTCATTTTATCAAATGATAATTTAGTAATAGGATTCATTAATAAAAATGGTGTATTATGTAAATTGATTGAACCAATTGATATAAAAGAATTATCATCAAATGATTTTAGAGAGATTGTTGAAAAACTTCCTGTCGTTAAGGGATTTACAGATCAAGACAAACAAAAATTAATTAAATTGTTTGAAAAAAGAGAGGATACTATTTCTAAAAAAGAACATGAAAAAATAGTTGATGAATTGAAATCTTATATAAACAAAAAAGAAAAAGAATTGTCTGAAACAGATAAATACAAGGCACTTTTTGATAGTAAATCAAATGAGATTATTTTAATAGAAAATAAATATGAAGAAAAAATTAAAGATATTAATGATCAATACAATCAAGTTGTTTCAAAATTACAAGAATGTAGTAAACAAATAATTGATCAAAATGAAGCTATTTTAGAAGGAATTAATCAACACAAACAATCAGTTAAAGAATTTATTGCATCAAAAGATCTTAAAATTGAAGAATTAGAAAAAATACATGAACAAGACATTCAAGAAAAACGTAATCTACAAGAAAATTTAGACAATATATTAGGAAATGAAAAAAGATCATTAGAATTAATTGAAAGTAATAAAGATTTGATATCAGATTACGATATAAAATTAAAAGAAAAAGTAAATATTATAAATGATTTAGAATCATCTATAGAAAAAATACGTGCCGAATTAGACGATTCTAAAAAAGAACTTGACAAATCTGACTTACAAAATAAATTATTGCAAGGTTACAAATCAAGGTGTAGTGAAAAAATCATAAAAGAAAAATCAGATATTATTGATGCTATACAAAAATACAATGACATGTGGTTATCGTGGGTAGAAAAATCACGATTTGATATACAAGAACAAAAAAGAAAATTGATAGAAGATTTTAAAAAAGCAAAGGATAATTTACAAAATACATTAGAATCTCAAATCCAAGAATCCAATATGTCCAGCAAAGAAGTTCAACTTTTAAAACAAAATATAAAAGATATAGAAATGTCTTTGAATAAAACTATAAATGAACAATTAATAGAATTATCTAAAAAAGAAGATGCACTTAAAGAAAAAGAACAAGAAATTTCAAGTTTCTTATCTGAAAAATCACAATTAGAATCTACTCTAAAAGAAAAAGAAAAGTCATTCCAGGAAAAAGAAAAGTCATTTGAAGAAAAAGAAAAGTCATTCCAGGAAAAAGAAAAGTCATTCCAGGAAAAAGAAAAGTTCTTCGAAGAAAAAGAAAAGTCATTTGAAGAACAAGAAAAGTCATTTCAAGAAACAGAATCAAAATTAAATAACAAAATTTACAATTACGAATCAAACATTATTCCTAAATTAAAAAGTGATCTAGGTGAATTAAATATTTTGTTGGAAAAAAACAGAAATACACCAATCGAATCTAAAATAGATTACGATGATTGTTATAGTATAGTTTCTAATTTTGTGTCATTGAATAACATTTTTTATAGAAAACAAGAAATTATTAGAAAATTGGATGATATAATATCTAATAACTTGAGTTATTTCAGAAATTTAAATGAATCTACTAAAACATTAGTAAAGAGTGATTTTGAAAAAGTTAAAACGGAGATAAACAATCATATAAAATTTTTAAATTTACAAGATTATATAGATAGTCCAAATTTTGAATATTTGAAATCCAAGGCAACACGATCTAGAGTTCCAGATACATATTGTAACGATTTGAAAAATTTACTAGAATATTGGGAGGTTAATAAACTGTTATATAGAAATCAAGATGTACAGTTAACAAATATATATGAAAATTTATCAGGAGCGATTAGAACTTATATAAGAATAAAACCATTGATAAATAAAGAACGAGCAAAAAGTTCTATAGAAATCAGAACAATTGAAAAGAAAAAAATAAAAGGATTAACAATAGACTGTTCAAGTGTTCCTAATACAAAATATAAAGAATCACTTTATTTTGGTGAATTTTATGGTATATTCGAAGAAGATTTCACAAATTTAGATGTCTATACAGGTCAAAGAGGTACTGTAATCCAAGATCCAAAATCATTAATTGTAAATATAAATGATATAATAGAATCATCTGATACAATAAGTCCTGGTTTATATACTGCATTTAGACAAGTAGAACAAGGATATTCTATTGTTTTATTTGGATATGGCGTAAGTGGATCTGGTAAAACATTTTCATTAATCGGTTCAAAAGGTAATCCAGGTATTTTACATTATGGTTTAGCCAATTTAGAAAACGTTACTAATATTAGGTTAAAATATGCATTTGAACAATATTATGACAAGATCAATTTCAATAATAGAAAAGTATCAGGATTAATTCATAATTTGATTAATAAAATATCACAGTTTAAAGATGTTTCCGTAGATGAAACAAATGTATTTGAAAAGCGAATACCAAATTATATAGATCTAAAATCATTAAAAATAGAAGATATATATTCTCTAACAGATATAATAGAAAAATACCGTATAGAAAAAAAACGTATAAAATCAACACCAAACAACCCCGTATCAAGTAGATCAGCATTGTATCTTGTATTTGAAATCACTTTTAATAATGGTACACGAGGTTTTATAACAATAGTAGATATGGCTGGTAGAGAATCACCTGTTGATATTTTTAACACATTTATAGATACAAATAAAACATCATTGGCAAGTGTTATGGCACCACCACCAGTTGGCGGAGTTGTTAATATAGAAAAAAATATAAAAGAAGAATATAAATCAATATATACTCCAGAAACCATATTAAATATTTTAAATGAAGGATTTTATATAAATGAAAATATAAATCACTTGGTTTACTATTTCAATATGAAAAACGGTGTAAAAATACCAACACCTAAACAAAAGTTAGACGAACGTTACAATGTTATATATAATCTTAAAAACTACTTTGTACAACCACAAGATGAAGAGAAAATGATCGATAATATAAACAATTCCTTACAAATACCAATACTGAAATTTTTAGATAACCTACCATCTAAAAAGTCCGATACACCTGATTCAGTATGGAAACCCACCAAATTTATTACATTATGTTGCATAAGACAAGAAGCAGACTATTGTGACCAAACTATGGAAACAGTAGAATTTGCAAATAATATAAAAAGTACGTAAATATAAAAAAGTATGTTATTAACATTTTATTATTAACATTTAATTTGTATTGTATTATTAATGTTATCTGAAATTACTAGACAACAAAATATTTAGACATATTATTTATGTTAATTGTTAGTTACATATAAAAAAGTTATTTTCACGTTTTTATAATTGTTTTAGTAATAAGCATAATAGTCCATAGAACATAATATAAACGAAATGGTATTTGGAATAGTGTAAAGTTTATAATAAAATGAAATTTATTCAATGAATTTTTATTTTGATGAAAACGATTGAAATTTACGTTGAAGAAAATGATAAAAACTATGATTTAGTTATAGGTCAAAACCAGAATGAAAATGATAAAATTATAAAAACAAGTTCACCAAATGATATATGGTTTCATTTAGATAAATTGAGTGGGCCACATTTTGTTTTTAAAACACAAACTGATGAAATTCCAAAAAAATATTTAAATCAAATTGCTGTTTTATTCAGAGAATATAAAAACGGATTACCTAATCGTTATATAGTTATATATACCTGTATAAAAAATGTCAAATTAACTAATACACCTGGTTTAGTTATACCTTGTAAAACAAAATCCATAAAATGTTGATGTAAACAGATGTAAATATCATAAAAAATTGATTTTTTTTCGTATTTCTTGGAAATTACACTATTTTCTTGGAAATTACCAATGTCCTGTAACATTTGTATTGAACCTTTTAATCGCTCTAATCGTATTATGATCGCCTGTATTCGCTGTGGCTTTGAAAGTTGCAGAGAATGCAATGAAACTTATTTGATGTCGTCTAAAGAACTATCTCATTGTATGAACTGTAAATCTGATTGGGATTACAGAACTTTATATAGTTTATTTACACACGCATTTCAAAAAAAATACAAAAAACATATTGAAAATATTTTATTTGATCGTGAACGCGCAATGTTACCATCTACTCAACCTTTTGTTGAAGAAAAAAAGATGAAACGATTAATCAATAACGAAATTAAACAGATATCTAGAGAAATCGATTACTTAATGGATAATCCTGAATACAATCAAAATTACAATGAAAATTACGATGAAAACGAGGATGAAACCACCGGTTACAACAACTGGAAGTTCAATAATAAAAACGATTATGATAACTGGAAGTTTAATAATCGAAAACAAGATGAAATAACGATGAAAATTGCTAATTTAACAATAAAAAAATGGGAATTAGAAGGAAAGCTAAAGTCATTAAACATCGAAACACAAAATTTTATTAAAAAATGCACTGTTCAAAATTGCCCTGGATTCTTAAATTCCGAATGGAAATGTGGTATGTGTAACAATGAAACTTGCAAACATTGCCACGATGTATTACAAAATAATACAAATGAGAACCATAAATGCAATCCTGAAAATGTCGAAACAGTAAAATTACTTTCAAGAGATTCCAGAGGTTGTCCTAAATGTGCAACGCCTATTTTTAAAATCGATGGATGTGACCAAATCTTTTGTACATTATGTCATACAGCTTTTAGTTGGAATACAGGAAAGATTGAATCTGGAGTTATTCACAATCCACATTTTATGGAATTACAAGAAAAACAAGAAAGAAATTTATTAGAAATTCGCTGTGGAAGAGAAATTGATCGCAACATTCTTATCTACTTGTATAAGTTAAGATTAAATCCACAAGACAACCTAATATATTTAATAGCCGCAGCCACATCGAATATAAGACAAACAGATCTCCCCAAATATGCCAATGGAACAATCAATGATAACTTTGACTTGCGTTTCAAATTTTTAGAATCAACCATTTCCGAAGAATCATTCAAATTATCTTTACACAAACGTCACAAAGAAAACTCTAAAAAGCAAGAAATAGCACATATACTTAATATGTACACAAACTGCGTAACCGAAATTATTTACAGATTTATTTTTGAATTACAACAAAACTACAATCTAAACTACCGTGTACATTTTAAAAGCATTGAAAAGAAATACTTGTATGAAATCTACAATCTTATGGAGTATACAAATGAAATTCTAATAGAATTATCAAAAATTTACAAATCACGTTTATTAAAAATCGATGAACTTGGAAACTTTTTTTAATTAACTTAAAAAAATTAACTTAAAATATCACCTCGTGTTTTATTAAATATATATTTTTTATTAAATATATCTTTTTTATTAAATATATCTTTTATTAAACGTATACAAATTCAAGATTTAATACACCATTTTCTATAGTAGCTATATTATAAGATATGGCAAAAACATATAATTTCATTGATGGATTATTATTAGATAGTTTTAATGCCAATGTTATGTCATTAAACATTGACATATTTATTGATCCTGTTGGTTGATTATCTTCTGGTCGTAAACAAAATGGCATTACATAAATATACTTCATAGGTATAACAGAATGTACATTATCTGGAAATATAGTTCTATAATAAAATTCTGGTAATTTATCAAATCTATATTTCCCATCTAATAACAAAGAAGCTTCTTGTATAAGAGGGCTTTCATCAGACGGATTGGAATAAGAAAAATAATTATTTGTATTTAAATTATTTGTATCAACTGCAAAGAACACAATTTCTTTACAAGGATAATTGAATTTCAAATCACTGTTGTAATTATTTGTTAAAGATTGGATAATTTCATCACCATTATACTGAACTTGTTCTATTAAAAATTGGTGTTTTTGAAACTGAAATTGTTTCAAAATAACATCATCCAAAAATATATATTCAGCATACAATTCAGATCTTATAATATCAACTTCATTAGGTGGTGTTAATCCATCATAATTAATACATTCAGAAAATGGACGTAATTTAAAAACAACTTTAATCTCTTGATCATATATACTTAATAAAGGTAAGGCCATATTATATTTTTTTGTAAACCAAAAATTTAAAGGAATTACTAAATTTACTCCTTTTGAAGCATTTTGGAAGTTAGATGCATATGTATCGGATTTTAATATCATAAAGTTTTTACCCAAATTATTCTTATTATTAGTCAATTCATCCCACGCATTTAAAAATTGAGGATACAATCTATCTACTACCACACCACCTATTTGTAATTCGATTGGACCATCAAAAATACCATATCCTAATGTATCACTCCAACAAGCATATTTACCATCTACCTTTTCTAATATTGGCAAACTTATATGTAAATGTAACTTTGATAATAAATGTCCACGTTTTGGAATTACACAAGTTGACTTTTGGTTAAAATTGACACTTGTATTAAAATTTAATTTAGCTGTATCCGTAGCAAAATTAACATATCTATAATAGTTATATTTAAATATATTTATCTGCGGATCTTGCGTTAAATACGCATCTTGTATACCAAGAGCCTGTAACTGAAAAATACTCGGTGACATCTATATTAATATCATCTAATAAAAAAAAAGCGGAATAAAAACAACATTAAATAAAAACAACATTTAATTTGATATAACATTAAAAAAAATTGATTTTAAAATTTAATGTACTATCATCAATAAATGATCTCTAATCTATTCATTGCATCTACTTTTTTTGCATTAATGTCTGTTGTTGGTGCCAGTATATGGGCAAAATTATATTTACATTAACATCAATTTACGAATTTCATTGGGGTGTAAGTGTGACATCACTTGTATTATCTATATTGTTTTATTCTATTCATACTTTTAATTTCATTTTAGATTATGTTAGAATTATTGGAAACAAATATTATTCATCTTCCAACTATTACAACCGCTTCCGTCGGTGCTCTTTATATGATTTTTTGGATTAGTGCATCAATTAGTCTATCTTACACTGTAACAGAATGTAATTATTACGAACTTAGTTGCATAGGAGAAATTATTTCTATGGTTTTTGGTTACTTGAATTTTTTTATTTGGACAATAATTTTCTACATCGGATGGTGATTCATCACCATTGGGCCTCTCGATATCAAAATTCAACGGATCATAATCAAATTAACCTTGAGACCATAGAAGGACAATCCGAACAACCTGAAGTTCCAGTTAAAGATGAACCTGAAGTTCCATTAGATGTTGAAGAAGTAGGTCAATTAGATGGAGGCCCAGGAACTTATCCAGAAACAGATGAATTTGAACCACAATCTGAAGTTGAAGTTGAAGCTGAAGTTCAATCTGATTCTGATACGATTACACAAAACAATTAAATAAGTTTACTTAAAAATAATTATATATTATTATATATAATTATGGTATCAAGACTTTGTGCTAAGAGATTAAATAAAGAAATTTCAATGTATAAAAAAGAGAATTTTAGTTTTCCAAATTTAATTTTAAGATATGACGATGATGATATTCTAACTTGGTATTTTATAGTTCACGATTTACAAGACACTGCATTTCAAGGTGGTGTTTATTTTGGTAAAATTATGTTACATCACGAATATCCATTAAAACCACCCAATTTCATTTTTATAACACCAAATGGACGCTTTGAAACAGATAAAAAAATTTGTACAACATTTTCTGCTTATCACGAGGATACATACACAAGCACTTGGAATATTTTAACTATGATGGAAGGGATGATTTCATTTATGACAGATATCAATCCTGAAAAAGGAATTGGATATATTAATACTACAGATATCGAAAAGAATGCTTTAGCAAACGATTCTTTATCTTGGAATAAAAATAATGAATTATTTAAAACTATTTTTTATGACATAGATGAAATTTTACAAAAATAGTTCGTACTATTTTTTATGACATAGATGAAATTTTACAAAAATAATTCGTTTATTATTCTTCTTCTTGTTCTCGAATAGATCGAAGACCAAAATTTGGTTCATTTAATTTCTTTTTTAATTCAATTCTTAAAGAATCCTTGTTAATTGCATTTTTATTTGCAAATTGATTAGTTGGATTAATTGGACAAAATGGGTTTTTAGCATACCCTTCATTACCTAAACGTAATTCTGTAACTTTATTTATAATTGGTTCCAATTCAGTAGCATACCAATTTGTTACTGTATCTGTATCTAAACAACCAAAAAAATCGATACAATCCGTTTTTAAATATTTATTTTTTACAGGTGTATTAGATGACAAAACAGGAGTTGAATCAGACGACGAATCAGTCGATGAACAAGAAGAGCAAGATGAACTGTAATCGTAATATCTGATGTCTGTGATGTCTCTGATGTCTCTAATTCTTTTTTTATTTGAATTTTTAATAGGAATATTTTTAATAGGTATTGTTTGTGTTCCAAAGTGTAATGTGTCTACATTTTGTGTCATTGTTTCTACATCTTTTTTTTCTGAAAAAACACAAATTGGTATAAATGTCATTTCATATAATACTTTTTTTTCTAGGTTACTAGAATTCCAAACCCATCCCTTTTCTAAAATTTCTGTTTCACAAAACACTTCGCAAGATTTCTCGGATACAATATATCTAATATCAACAACATTATCAGGATATTTTTTTCTATATTCTTGTTTTAACCATTCATAACACTTTATAAATCCATAATCAACATCTGATTCGTTAGTATAAATATAATGCGTATTTTCTATAAAATCCTTTATATATATTAATTGTTCACTCATTATATAAAATAAATATAAAATAAATTTACATATTATACCTAAATAAATTTACACATTATATCTAAATAAATTTACACATTATACCTAAATTTATCAAAAGTTCAAAATTACATTACACTTGTAAATTCATAAAATATCGATTGTAAGTACATTCTAAAAAAATTAACATTCTAAAAAAAATTGAAATTATATAATAAATACAAAATAATTACTTTGGTTGTAAATGTCTTTTAATAGATACATTCTTCAATTTACAAAAAACGCTTCTAATAATCAAACTCATTTGTCATTTAATGGTGGCAAATATAATGTTCCTGATAATAATCTTGATGAATTTTATAAACGTTATTATAATGTAATTTCTGATAAAGATAATGAAGAAAGAGATTCTCTTTATCTTATTGAAAAGGTATATAATTCAACTTTTGCATTCTTCATTGATTTAGATGTACCAAAACGCTCTAGTTATAAACTTTCTGATGATGATGTAATAGACATTATTAGTGCGAGTTGTACATCTATAAAAGAAATGTTTATGGAAAATGACAAATTGATTGAATTTATTGTTTCCAAGAGAATTACTGCAAAAGGTTTTAATTACCATATTAATTTTTATAACTTGATTGTTAATAACGCAATTGCAAAAAATTTAATAACAAACATTTTGAAAAACCAAGATTTATTAAGTGAAGATTTGAAAAGTGCAATTGATGTTTCTGTATATAGAACAGGTTTACGTTTACTTGGTTCTAAGAAAGTTGAAAAAACAATTAAAAATATGGATAATGAAAAAGACGAAAATGGTGTTGATGTAGTTTATAAAATTTATGATATAGAAACTAAAAGATTTATTGAGTTAGAAGATACATCTTTTGAAAATTTTTCGAAAACTATCGTAAAAAGAAAATCCGATATAAAAATTAGTGAATTAAAAAATAAATCCGTTGTAACAGAAACAGATAAACGAATTCCAGTAAAAGGTATTAACAATGACAAATTGCAAAATGAAGTAAAACAAATTTTGTTGGATTTAAAAAGCCAAAACAAATGTTTAGAAAATTTTGATGTAACTATTCAAAGAATTTATGCAAAACAAAACAAATTAGGCATTTTTTGTTATTATGTGTCCATAAATGGAAAACATTGCCCTTTTAAACAACGTGAACACGAAAGAAACGTTAGTCCAATTTATTTTGAATTTAGTATTAATGGTATTTATATGAAATGTTATGATGAAGAATGTACAAGAAGAGTTTTCCCTGATTCAGGATTTCAATTACCAGAAGATTTTCAAGACAAATATCCAGAATTATATTTAAGTATGACTACGAAATATTGGCGTTCTGAAATAGAAATTACAGATGAAATAAGACAATATCTAGAAGTTAGTTTATCTGGATCACATTATTCTATTGCCAAAGCAGTTTTTCAAATATACAAAAATAGATTTCGTGTAGATGATATAAGAAATACAGAATGGTATGAATTTGATGGTATTAGATGGAAAAAGAGTTATTTAATGAATATTTTAATTTCAGAAGAACTTCCCAAATATTACAGAAGTATTAAAATAAGTGACACATCATTACAAACTAAAAATTTACAAGATTATTTGGTAAATAACGAAAAAGTTGATGCTAATATGCGTAATCAAATGGTTGACAATATTATCTCTAAATTAGAAAACGTTGCTTTTAAAGGTAATATTATATCACAAGTTATTTATTTATTTAAAACATATGATAATGATTTTTACACAAATTTAGATTCAACTCCAAATCTTTTAGGATTTAAAAATGGCGTGTATGATTTTAAAGAACAAACTTTCAGACAAGGTATACAAAATGATTATATAACATTCTCAACTGGATATGATTTCCTTGAATATGACGAATCTTGTCCTCATACACAAGATATTTATAAATTCCTAGGACAAATTATTCCAAACAAACGTGTACTAGACTATACCTTAAAAGTATTAGGAAAAGCTCTTGTTGGTGTTCCTGATGAACGTTTTTATATCTGGACTGGGTTATCAGGTGCTAATGGTAAATCTACATTAGTAAATTTTTTGGAAAATACATTAGGCGATTATATGGTAGGCGTAGATGTCTCACTATTAACAAACAAAAGAGGAGGTTCTAGTAACGCATCACCAGATGTAGTCAGATTACGTGGAAAAAGAATTTTTACATTCCAAGAACCAGAACACGATGATAAACTTAGAACTGGTATTTTAAAACAATATACTGGCGGAGATACTATTATTGCCAGAGAATTATTTAAAGCACCTATTTCATTCAAATTACAAGGAACAATGATTATGTGTTGTAATGATCTTCCTGCAGTAACTAGTTGTGACGGGGGAACTTGGAGAAGAATACGTGTGGTGGAGTTTAAGTCAAGATTTTGTGACAATCCAGTTAAACAAAACGAATTTAAAATAGACCCATCTATTAAATACAAGATTAAATATTGGAGACCATATTTTATGAGTATACTTATTCATTGGTACAAACGATTCTTAGAAGAAGGAATGAATGAACCAGACGAAGTCAAGAAAGCTACAGACAAATACAAAGTTGAAAATGACAAGTTTAATGAATTCTTTGATCAAGTATTGGAAGAATCATCAAGTGATTTTGAACCTAACAAAACAATTTATAGCCACTTTTCCAATTGGTGGTCAAGTAATTATCCAAATTCACGTATCCCAGATATTAAAGATTTACGTCGTGCAATGAAAATTAAATTTGGTAATGAAAAAGAAGCGATTATAAATGGTTGTATGAACTATGGTTTCAATATTAAAATTAAACAAACATTTGATGAAGATTTTGACAACCACACAGAAGATTTGTAAGTTATATAACCAATAAATTTATTACAAATATCAATAAATTTATTACAAATATCAATAAATTTATTATAATACCAATAAAAGTTGTATGCTTATTATTTTTTTATACCGTATAGTTAATGAACAACAATAAATTCTCACATAAAAATTTTATTAACGTTGACGATATTGATTTTGATAATACACATTCAGAAAGTGAAGATACAGACGATATAAAAGATATAAAAGATACAGAAAAAGATACAGAAAAAGATACAGACGATATAAAAGATAATACAATAAATAAAAAAGATACTTTTATTTGGGAAGCGATTCATCCAAAATGGGAGAAAAAGGTTTTATCTAAAAATTTTGTTATAAAAAATTGTTTAGCAGATGGCAATTGTCAATTTAGATCTATAGAAACTGCTTTAACAAATGCAGGTATTAAAACAAATCACGAACGTTTAAGAAAATCAATATGCAAGTACATTAACAATTTAGACAACAATGATTTTTTTAACATAATACAAAATTACAGATTAGAAAAACAAACTGGAGAATTCGAAGGAGATTGGGACCCATTTTCAATAAAAAATAAAAGGGATTTTACTAAAGAACTTAGAAAACCAGGATTCAATTTCCAAGGTGATAATATCACCTTATCATTAATATCTAAATGTCTTGAAATAGATATAATAATATTAGATAGTGATTTAAATGTCACTGATCTTAGTAATCCAGATCATCTATTTCCTAAAATAATAATCATATTTTACGATAAACAAAATAAACATTATAGAACAATCGGTCTTAAATGTAAAAAAAAGATTAATACAATTTTTAAAAGAATAGATTTACCAGATGAATTAACAAGATTGATAGACAAAAATACATTTTTCCTACATCATATACAAAACGTTTGTCTTACAGAAATGAAATGTAAAAAACTAGAATTAAATAAAATTATCAAAAATATAGAGGAAAAGTTTGATACTAAAATATCATCAAATGATAAAAAATCTATCATGAAAATTATTAGAACTATCTTGGATAACGAAAATTACTTTAATAAAATCAAAAGTAACTAAATTATTTTTAATTAGTGTATTGGCGATGAATAAAATCCAAATCACGTTTGGCTTTACGAGATGTTTCTGGATATCTTCGTTTATTATATATAACTAATACATTCAATCTTTTAATTATTTCAGAATACGTCGCTTTACCCTTACTTAATAAATTTTTAAGTATGGATCGTCTCTTCTTTTCAGGTAAATCTATATGATATTTTCCAAGAGCACCTTTATGCATTATCGGAATTCTTACTTTTGATTTTGATCTTGTACGTCTTTTGGTACTACGTCTTTTAACTGCAGTTCGCCTTTTGGTGGTACTTCGCCTTTTAACTGTACTTCGCCTTTTAGCGGTACTTCGCCTTTTAGCGGTACTTCGCCTTTTGGTGGTACTTCGTCGTTTTTTAGATTTAGCTATAGATTTCTTTTTTGAATATTTCATCTTTTTTATTTATTTGTTATATTGTATATTAATAATTTTTTTTTTTATTATTGTGTTATTAATAATGAAAGATATTACAATTTGGCATTTTATAATTTTAGTAGCAATTCTTTTTGTGATTCAATATTTGTTTGTTAAACGTGAAAATTATGAATCTGTACAAGGCGGAGATAAAAAAACAGATAATAAATTATGTGGAGAGACATCTATAGATCAAGGGTTTTTATATTACATATTTAATTCTCCTAAAACTCCTGCTAGATAAATAACTGAAATAATTATATATTTAATTATAATACGACTATGACTACTAAAAAAGACTTTGAAATTTTTTTATACAAAAACAAACTTAATTCAAAAACATTAATTGATATTTTACCACAATTATCATCAAAAACAATATCGAATTTATATAATGATTTAGAACAGTTATATAAATCTAAAAATACAGATAAAAATACAGATAAACTTTATATTTTTACAGATGGAGGTAGCTCTCGTAATGGCAAACCAGAATGTAAAGCTGCATATTCTGTTCTATTTACTGAAGAAACAGAATCTATTATGTATAAATTTAATACTACAAGAATGATAGTAAAGGAACCATCAAATAACAAAGCTGAATTATCTGCCATAAAATATGTGTATAAAACTATATATGAAAACATTGATGTGTTTGAAAACAAAAACGTTGTTATATGTACTGATAGTATGTATTCTATTAATTGTATTACGAAATGGTCATCTAATTGGATTAAAAACGATTGGAAAAATTCAAAAGGAGAACGCGTAAAAAACCAAGATATTATTAAAACAATTCTAGATTATAAAAAAACAATACGAGAATCAGGAAAAAACGTAGAAATTGAATTCAAACACGTATTTTCACATATACAAGAACCAGTTGATAAGAATTCACAAGCATACTTTTTATGGTATGGAAATAACTATGTTGATAAAAACATTGGAAAAATATTAAGTATACCTTAATAAATATCAAGTGTCTCTTAAAATTAAAGTACGAATTTAAAAATAAAATTTATAATATAATTATGTTACGATAAATCATTTGCTTCGCATCCTAAAAGTAAATTTTGGAGTAAAAAGAATAAAAAATTACCAAAAGACGTTTATAAATCGTCTTCTAATAAATATATTTTCGATTGCGAATGCGGACATGAATTTGTAACATCTTTAAATAAAATTTCTTGTAATAGATGGTGTGGTTATTGTTCAAATCCACCTAAAAAATTATGCAATAATGAAAATTGTAAAGAATGTTTTAATAAATCATTTGCTTCGCATCCTAAAAGTAAATTTTGGAGTAGGAAAAACGAGTTGATTCCAAGACAAGTTTTTAAAAATAGTCATAAATCTTTTGTATTTAATTGTAATATATGTGTACACGAATTCGAAATAAAATTAGAAAATATTTCATTAAAAAATACTTGGTGTAGTTATTGTGTAAATCAAAAATTATGTGAAAAAGAAGAATGTAATGAATGTTATGAAAAATCTTTTGCTTCTCATATAAAAAGTAAATTTTGGAGTAATAAAAATGAATTACAACCTAAAGAAGTATTTAAACAATCTAATAAAAAATATATATTTGATTGTACTATCTGTAAACATGAATTTCAATGTAATATTGATAGTATTTATAAAGGTGTATGGTGTATATTTTGCGCGAATCAAAAATTATGTGGAAATGATTATTGTACGGAATGTTTTAATAAATCATTTGCTTCACATCATAAAAGTAAATTTTGGTCAACAAAAAATGAATTACAACCTAAAGAAGTATTTAGATCAACAAATAAAAAATTTTGGTTTAATTGTGATAGATGTAAAAATGAATTTGAAAGTAGTTTAAATCATGTTTCAAATGGAAGATGGTGTTCTTATTGTGCTTTTAAAACTGAATTAAAATTATTCGAATGGTTAAAAGAAAAATATTTGAATGTTCAAAAACAAGTTACATTTGATTGGAGCCGAAAAAAAAGATACGATTTTGTTTTAGAAAATTTTAAATTAATAATTGAATTAGATGGACCACAGCATTTTAAGCAAATTAGTAACTGGCAAACTCCTGAAGAAAATCAAATAAATGATTCTCTTAAAAATAAATTAGCAAATGATAACGGATATAGAATGATAAGAATATGTCAAGAAATAGTATTAAATGATCTTGAAGATTGGGGTTACCAGTTAATTAATGCTATAAAAAATAATGAAACTATAATTAGAATTGGTAACATTTATGATTAGTTAAAAAATGAATTTTTATTTATTTCAAAATAATAAAAATGAATCAACAAAAACTTTCAATTAATATAATCGGAATGGGTTTTGTAGGTTCTGCGTGCGGATTCCTCTGTGAAAAAAACAATGTAGAATTTAATGTATGTGATACTCAATTAAAAACTGGAAATTTCAATTATTTTAATAATATACAAGAATTGGTTTGTTTTAGTGAAACTAAATCTGATATTAATTTCTATTTTATTTGCGTTCCTACACCAAGTGATTCAGAAGGAAAGTGTGATATATCTATTGTTGAAAATGTTATTAAACAATTATCATTGGTTGTTAAAAAAAGATCAATTGTTATTATAAAATCAACTATTAAACCTGGTACTACTAGGAATCTTTATAATAAATACAATAATGAAAAATTAGACATAGTATTTTGTCCAGAATTTTTAAGAGAAGTTTCTTATAAAGAAGATATTTATTCTGCAAAATTTGTATTGTTTGGCATTGACGAAAATCAAAAGAATTTAATAAATGATTTAAAAGATCTCTTTACTAATTATCTTTATAAACACAAATATACAACAAATGATAAAAATCTAGAATCACCTTTCGAATTTTATTTTAAAACATTTGAAGAATGTGAATTATTTAAATATACTTTAAATACCTTTTTTGCTACAAAAATTACATTTTTTAATGAAATATATGAACTTTGTAATACAATTGGTGTTGATTATCAAAATTTAAAAAGTTTATTTAAACTGGATAAAAGAATTGGTGATTACGGTACAGTAGTTCCAGGAATGGATGGCTTTGGATATACAAGAAGCTGTCTTCCTAAAGAAATAAGGGCTTTAATTAAATTACAAGAAGAATTAGGACTCTCCAATGATCTTGCATCTTGTGTTGACAAAAGAAACGATTATTTTAGAAGTAAATAAAATACATAAACGTTTTATGTTAATTTAAACATAACATTATTAATTATATAATGAAAATTGATTATATAATGAAAGCTGAATATATAATGAAAGTTGAATCGTATACTATACGTGATAGTATATTAACATTACATTTTAACAAGGATTTTAAGCAAATCCGTTATGTAAAAATGGAATCTGATAATCTACTACATTCTGATAAAACATCAGATTCGTTAGATTGTGACGAAATGGAAATATCATATTCGAAAAGGAGAAATTGTTTCAATGTATGTCTTTCAAACAATTCAGATCAAGTTATTATTTTAATAACGCAATTTGACAAACGACAAACTTGTTATGGATATCATATTAAACGACAAAATACATTAGAAAATACAAGTAACGTAAGTAACGTAAGTAACGTAAGTAACGTAAGTAACGTAAGTAACGTAAGTAACGTAAGTAACGTAAGTAACGTAAAAAATACAGATCAAGATTTGTTGGCAAAAGGAATGATTTCTTTATTATCAGGTAATTTTAAAGTTGATAAGGGTGACCAAAGTAAGGATGACAATATATTTTCTATAAAAAATCAAAATATTTTTGCAAAAATTAAAAAGAAAAGTGCAAAAGATGGAGTTGCAACGTTTATGTAAAAGAATTAGCAATATGAATTCGAGTGTTGAGAGAGCTTATGTTAAAGATATTTCAACAATTATAGATGATATCTTTTTTGAGTATGATATTTTTTACAAAGATACAAATCAAAATGTTTCAAAAGAAATACTTTTACATAAATTTTTAAATATATTTGGAAACTCTGATGAAATCAAAATGTGTATAGGTATTTCACAAAATGGAAATAAATGTTGTAAACGTGCCCAAAACAAATCTGATTATTGTAAAACACATAAATATTTAGAATTTCGTCAAAAAACCAACGATAATTTTACATTACAAAATGACAATTTATTCTTAATAGAAGAATCTGTTAAAAATGCAGATAATATAAATATAAAAAATATGAAAAAACAATTAATCGATGGAACAATTTATTATACAGATTCATCATTCGTGTATGACATTGATAGTCTTGAAAGAGTTGGTTACGTAGATAATGAAAAATGTATTTTAACCGATGATCCTTTTATATTATGTATGTAAAGGTATGTAAAGGTATATAAAGGTATTTAAAGAATAAGGTATTTAAATGATAATGTTATTAATGTTATTATTATTATTATCGATATGTTATGGACATATTTCTATGACGTATCCTCCATCAAGAAGAAATCAGTTAAGTGAATATTATGCTAATATAGGTTTAGTTAATTATAATTTACGTTCACCTTTGAATGTATCACCGGATTTTTTTAGTTTTCCTTGTAAAGGATTTCCAAAAGGACCTGTTGTGGCGACATTTGAAAAGAATGAAATTACAATAACACTAGAAGGTACAGCTACACACGGTGGTGGTCATTGTCAGTTTGGAATATCATATGATGATAATAATTTTGTTGTTTTAAAAACAGTTTTAAACGAGTGTTTGTTGAATACAATGTCTTATTCTTACGAAATACCTACATACGCAAGAGGCGATAATATAACTGTGTTTTGGACTTGGATTAATAGAATAGGTAATAGAGAATATTATATGGAATGCGCTGATGTAAATGTAAAGACAAACGGTAAGATGACCAATATTCCAGGTAAAGAATTATTAATTGTAAATTTACCAGGATATCCTACAGTTCCAGAATGGGAAGTGGGTGCACCTAGTTCACTTGATGGAAGAGATCTATTTTATTCCAGAAAGAATATTAATGTCAATTATGACAAACATAATTCTGATAAACATATACATAACATTAGTGAAAATCGTCGTTTTATCAGTAAAGATCAAAACCAAGATAAAGTAAACGAAAAAAGTCAAGATAAAGTAAATGAAAAATGTAGTTGTACTACAGGTGAAATGAAATGTGATGGGAATGGTTTTATTACTTGTACAAATAACAATTGGATATATCGAAATTGTTCACCAGGTACGAGTTGTAGATCATTAGAAAATAGTATAGTTTGTGATTTTGAATAAATTGAACCTTTTAATAATTTTGTATTTTTATCTTGGATAATTTTAATTAAAAATGACAGTTTATATATTCCAATAATTGTTTATATTTTTCTTCAATTGATAATTTTTTAGATTTTGTAGTTGTCCAATCTTTTCCTGATTCTTTTTGTTTTGGATGTAATTTGGTACAACAAAATGCATCACCTTTTAAAATGGTTGCTTTTATATAATAACAATATTTAGGGATATCTTCTGCTTTAATTTTACAATATTCTGGTAAATTTGAACCTTTTGTATAAACTCTTTGTTTTGGAATATATTCTTCAATTGGTTCTTTAATTTCTTTTTCTTTATTTGACTGTTGTTTTGTAATAACAATTTTCTCTTTTTGAATTTCGTGCTTTTCTCTTTTTGTAATTATGTCTTTACATTTATCAATTTTAGGAATTTGAACATTATTTTTAAGATTGTATTCTGATACTCTTTTACAAGTGTTAATAAATTCATCTTCTGTTAAACTTCCTTTCATATAATTACATTGTCCACAACACGTTACACAATTTTCTATAATATAACCAATTTCATTATTTTTTCTATCAATACCATTTTTATGAGTTTCAGAATTTTCTTTATCGCAATAATAACATTTATCATTTAGAAATTTTATAAATTGATCTTTTGTTAAAGCAAAGTCAAAATCCTTTTTCATAGCTCTTCTTAAATATTCTTTATAAGGTACTGATTTTGAATCACTCCATACTTCTTTATCTAAACTTCCGTTTCCACCAAAATGTTTTGAAATATGTTGACATCTTTTTATAAATGTTTCTGGATCTAAACTTCCTTTAATAAAATTACAATTTTTACAACAACTAACTACATTCTTTTTTTCATAACTTCCCACACTATCCATTCTATCTATCCCATTTAGTGTTTTATCTGAAATATAATCACAATAAAAACAATTTGATGTCATCATTTTATAACACATTTCATCAGTTAAATCTTCATTCCATAGAATACCTTTCTTTTGAGCTTGCTGTTTTATACCTCCGAATCTTTGCACAAAATTTTGCGTTCTCCATTCTTTCAAATGCTGTTTATTATTTTCACACCACCTTCTCATATTTTCAGAATTGTGTTTCAAATATTCATCTTCATTTTCTGCTCTTTTCTTTTCACGATGTTTTATATAATATTTTTTTTCATTTTGTCTTTTATTTCTTTTTTCGATTACATCAGGTCTTTTTTTTTGTTTAGCATCCTTTTCACGACACTTTAAACATCTTTTAACAATACCACCAGATTTCCCAATAAATTCTGATGATATTCTGTAACATTTACAATTTGTGCATTTTTGTTTAACTTCATTTTCCATATTAATAATCTTAAAATTATTAAAATAGATATTATTTTCAATTTTTATTAGGAGGACTGGCAAAAGTATACCAGCCATTAATTTGAATATGCTAATCCACCCCGGATTTAGCTTACCCTTTAGCTTTCACTAAAGGCCGGACTATATCTTAAGATATCATTGATACTGATTAGGTATCTCAATCCCAACTACATTTAGTCTCTGAACCTTCACCATAGTCTTATCATAGCGACTTTAGGTGCTTGGCTGCGGATTTTCCAATCCTAAACTTTATTACCATTGGGCAAAGCCCAACTCTTACGAGTTGTGCAATGGCGACGTAAGTCGCGTACGGCTATTAACCGTGTTCCTTTTAAATGTTTCCAAATAAAAGTGGTAGTTTAGGCTCTAAGGAGGTCCCCGTCAATTTGAAGTTGTTGCAAAAAAAGTTTGACCTTTTTTCACTAGCCAGTTATATGGAAATCATTGCAAATTGATCCCTTGCTAATTTACACTGTTTTTCATAATAAGTAATAGCAAAACTTATTATGCAGCTGACTGTTTGGCACAGGTTAATGTAAAAAATACATTCTTTAATGCCAGCCATAATTCTGAGAACGTTGTAGTTAACAGCAAAGACTTTCAAACTACCACCACCAGCTTGAACGGTAAGTTGAAGAGTGGCATTGTCAATTCTAGACATGTTAACAGTTCCAGATGGTTGATGTTGTTCTGGGTTAAGAGCAAACGAGTATACATAAACACCATCAGAAGGAATAGAAGTATGGTGTTGATATGGTTGAACCAAGTTGAAGTATGCTCCAGCTCTTTCAGAGAAACGATCTTGTCCGTTAAGTTGCAATTTAGCAGTACTAACATCCTTGTATGCAGTTGGGGCAGCAGTAGCTCCAGAATCTTGAACAACCCAGATAAGTTCCTTACAAGGATGGTTCAAAGCAAGCTTACTCTTGTAAGCACCACCAGATACAGTTTCAGCACCAGTGAATTGCAATTGCTCAATGAGGTATTCGTGTTGAACTTGAGCAAATTGACGACGTTCGTCAGTATCAAGATAGATATAATCAACATACAAACTAGCTTCAAGAGCTGGAGCAGTTGCAGTACCAGCATCAGCACTTGTATACAAATTCTTATCGAATGCTGCAAAAGTAATGTTGAATTTAACTTCGTGATATTGCAATGCAATCAATGGCAAAGCAAGACCTGGATTTCTACAGAACCAGAATTGCAATGGCACATACATAGTATATTCTGAAGTGCTACCATCAGTTGTCATATTAGTAGTGTTACCAACCATCTTTTTGTAACCATCTTCCTTTTCAGATGTTTGAGTAAGATCATTCCAGATATTTAACCAAGCACCATAATGCTTATCGATTGTTTGACCACCAATTTCAATTGAAACTTCTTCAATCAAATTGTGTCCAAGATATGGGTGCCAATGTGTATCACCATCTAATGCACCAACTGTAGCTTGCAAGTAGACCTTGTGAATAAGATCACCATTTCTTGAAACAGTACATGAAACTTTTCTACCAAATCCAACAGTTCCATTAAATGTTTGTTCGATTGATTCAATAGCAAAGTTTGTATGTCTACGATATACAACTTTAAAAACGTTTACACCCTACCTTTCGGTATATTTATCAGGAGCTTACGCTACCTGGGGACTAGACTATATCTTAAGCAAATTCATATGAATTCACCCATTACCATTTAGTCGTTGAACTGAGGCCATATTATTGATAACTTAGGCTTTGGCTGCAGATTGCCCATTTCAATCTAAACTATGTTTAAATTTCATCTTAAAAGTTATTACCGAAAGATTTTTAATCCTTGTGACTGACGCCACTACCCAAGTTCTATTCTTGGCCATTAATTTTTTTCAAAATTAACTTGGTATTTTAAGCTTTAGGGGTTTCCCGCAATTTGATAATGTCGCAAATCTAATTAGATTCACTAGTAGCTGAATTATTAGTCAATTGATATGACTAATATAGGAATTACAACAGATTTTTCTATAACATATCCTAATAGTTATAGCTGACTACTTTTCTACTCAATTTTTTAAGTAATTTGAGGATTACCTGTACATTTCCTCTACCTAGTCTTTCAACTAGGATTAGACTATATCTTAAGCAAATTCATACGAATTCACCCACTACCATTTAGTCGTTGAACTGAGGCCAATTTACAAATTAACATTTATAAATATTTAGATAAATTTAGATAAATATACCCTTAGGCTTTGGCTGCTGATTGCCCAATCCATTTAGATTTTCACTACAGTTCTAAATCATTTAATTTAAAACAGGTAATTTCATAGAAATTACTACCCAAGTTTAATCTTGGCCAAATAAAAGTTTCCTCTTATTCTTAGTACTAAAGGCTCTAAGGGGTTTTCAGCAATTTGATAGTGTCGCAAAAAAAGTTTGACCTTTTTTCACTAGTAGCTGTACATAATTAATCGAAATGGGTGATGGCGGTGATTAATTAAGGAGTACTAACTGTATTTATTATAACATATCCTTTTAGTTATAACAGGCTACTTTTCTACCCTACAGGTTTTTTAAGGTAAATATCTTGAGCGCCATAAGCGACTAATTGCATAAGTCCACCACCCATATTTTGTTTTTATAATATTCAAAAATAAAAAAAATTTCCGTAATTAACTTATTAATTATACATTTAATTGCAATTACACACGTGTTTCATCACATTCTTATATATACATATTCGCATTCTTATATATATTGAACATAACATACAATACATATAATACAAAATTAAAGAATTCTACGAATCTAATAGCTAGTTTTCTAGCTTGTTATTCTTAGTGCAGGAACTGGTGTTATCCTTAGTGCCGGTATTGCTTCTGATTCTGGTGCTAGTGTTGTCCTTAGTGCCGGTATTGATGGTTGTTCTGGTGCTAATGTTGTAACAGATTTTGTCTGTGTAAAATAAAATCCAGCTCCAGCTAACCCAGATAATAAAATACAACATATACAACTAACGATGATAATAATCTCTATATCCATATATAATAATATAATATTTTTTTACAAATTTATGTATCTCGAAATTTCCACTTTACCGCTGTCTGTCGTAGCATCTCAAAAAAATATATGTAATATTTTTTCCCTAGATTTTTCTATATATAAATTTAAATTATTTACCATGTAACTTTCCAAGTAGACCAATTATCAGCATTTTCTCCTCTTACTCCAACACCCATATCTTGGAAACTCTTTAACCTTCCCCAATTTTTGTTAATCAAATTAACTTCTTTATCTTTTGTAACGATATCAGCTACATCAACACAAATACTACCATCAGAATTACATAAACCTTTTCCAGGTGCTGTTCGTAGTTGATTCGAAAATTCTGTTACTCCTCTGATAAAATTTTTGTCATTGTCATTAAAATGTGTCCAACTTCCATTGTTATTCGCAATATTCAATCCCTTCTTATCCCAAGCAGCATCAAGCTCATTACCTACGTGTAGAGATGTTATTACTGCAGTTTGAGGTACTCTTATCCTTCCGCCCACAGCCTGTAATCTTAAGCTTCCGTCATCATTTCTTATAGTAAATGTTTTTTTCCCACCATCATCTTCTCTTGTATCACCATTTTTAAATAAAACTCCTTTACTACCTATTTTCATTTCTGTATAACTTGCTTGATCAGGATTATTGGCATAAACATGTTTAAAACTTGCACTATCATTTCCGAGTACTTTAAAACATCCAGTATTAGCTTTATTACAAATGTTATCTGTATAAACAGCATTAGTTGCTGTAAAATTTTTAGAATTTACATTCTCACTTGCTGATAAATTAGTTCCGATGAAATTTGGACTATGGGTGTCATTCGCGAAATATGTCACTCCTCTGATCCAATTTTCGCTCTTCCCTTGTGCATTAAAATGCGTCCAACTTCCATTATCATTTTTGATATGCAATCCTTTATTCCAATTTGCATCCAAATCTCCACCTATCCATATACGTCCATTTGTTGAAAAATTCTTAGCGTTAACATTTTCAGTTGCTGTAAAATTCTTAGCGTTTACATTTTCAGTTGCTGTAAAATTCTTAGCGTTTACATCTCCAGTTGCTATAATATCTCCAGTTGCTGTTATTTTCGCAGTTGCTAAAGTTTTATTATCTGGTACGTTACACGTAGTTGCTGTACTACCATCAGCGCACCAAACTGTTCTATTCTCAAGTGCAGTTTTTACAGCATTGGCATCTCCAAGATTACCAGGATCTCCCTTTATTCTAGCTTTATAAGTGGCATTTGATGTTAACAAATTAGCTATGTCAGTTTTAAATGCATCTCTTCCTACTATATCAGCTCCTATTAGCGATTTTGTAGTGGCATTATTTACAATACTGCCACCTACACTTGAAGCTAACGTGGGATTAACTGCTATTTTACTGGATAATCCAGTTAGAAAATCATTGTTAGTAGATAAATTAGTTGATATAGTATCCATATCACTACTTTGAAATGCGACACTTCCAGGATCTCCTTTTTCTCCTTTTGGTCCTAGCGGTCCTTGTGGTCCTTGTAGCCCTATAGGTCCAGTGTCACCTTTCTCACCTTTTAGCCCTTGTGGTCCTTGTAAACCAGTATCACCTTTTGGTCCTTGTGGTCCAAGTGGTCCAATTGGCCCTCTTTCTCCTTGTGGTCCTTCTGGTCCTTCTGGTCCTTGTGGACCTTCTATTCCTGATTGTCCTTGACCCATTTTTTTATATATAATACTTTTATAAAAAAAATATACAGAATTACTAAATTATAAAAATAACTAAATTCTAAGAATACACTATTACTAAATTCTAAGAATACACGATTACTAAATTATAAAAATAACTAAATTATAAAAAATCAAGATTACAAGTCTTTTCTAAATAGCCAATCAAAAAAACCACGTTTTATACTCTGTTTCATTAGTAAAGAACTAGATTTATTAATTTTTTCCCACGAAGATTCGCAATCATTGTTCGTCAATGGATTTTTCACTATATCTTTTTTCATAGTTTCATTTTTAATATACATATTCTCTCTACAATTTATAATATCTTTTATTTTATCTTTATCTACACAATCTACTATCGCGTCTAATTCGGTATCTTGTAAATATCGTTTTACGTCGCTTATGTCACAACGATCATTGTAATTTATACACAAGATTTTATACAAAATATCTTTGAAACCATCTTTTAAAACCATTCTTCTATTGATCTTTTTATTAAATATTTCCTGAATATTATCCAAACTATAAAAACGTTCTAAATCACAAATACTCTTTATATTCGAAAATGGTAACAAATTAAACATCAATTCGTATATACATATTCCTAAACTCCAAACATCTGTTCGTTTATCATATAAGAACTTGTAACGTTTTTTTTTCATCAAATTTATTTTATCCACCACGTAACTTGTAATATTTTCCATTTCATTCATATTCTGTATTATTTCCGGAGACATATAATATGGTGTACCACATAATTTGTAATATTTTCTATGCAAAATATTCGTTTTATCAAATCGAGGTTCGTTAGATAAATCATAACAAGCAAAACCAAAATCTGAAATTTTAAAATCAATTTTATTACCATCATCTTTTATTAAAATATTATGTAATTTTATATCACGGTGTATAATATTTTTACTATGGATATAATCCAAACCATCAACTGTTTGTTTTAAAAACTCGTAGAAAAAAGAATTAGTAAACCCACCACATTCATTTTTATATTTGTCACCTCCGTTTCCTTTTAAGAAATCATACACGTCACCACCATTACAATATTCCATCCTTAAATAATATATTCCATCGCGTTTTGTATATCCATAAAATTTAATAATATTTGGATGTTCCATATTAGATAAAATTTCAATCTCACTGTCTATTAATTCTTCTAAACGTTTGAAATAATACTCTTGTTCTGTGTTTATTAATTCATCACCGTTAGTATATGGTGTTATATTTACATCAATGTTTTTCTTATCTTTATTAACACGTCTAATTGTACTACCTGAACTTTTTGAAATATAACTTTTCACTAAATTGTTTATGTTTATTTCCTTTATTATAAACATTTCATCCTCATCTGTTATTAAAGGACTCTCATATTTGCATAAATACACATTTGAAAAAGACCCCTTGCCTATATGACGAATTACTTCATAATCTTCAATAAAACTCATTCTAATATTACATATGAAAATAAATTCAAAATACATCTTTATTTGTGTAATAATCTGTATTTTAATTATCTACACGTTCCGTTTATTTTATATATTGTATATATTTTACACATTCTGTCTATTTATTTTATTGTATAATATTATAAACAAAGCACGATAATGAGTTTAAATCCGATATACTATTACGATTACCTATTTGAGTTTTACACAAATGATATAACAGATCTTGATAAATTTAATACAATTTACGATCAATGTACATTGGAAGATCCAACTGGAAATAGAAAGGCGATAATTTATAACAAATCTTTAGAAATTTTACAAATCTTATCAAGAACACCCGGGATTCATATATGTTCATCATTTGTTAATTATAACAATAAACGATACAAAGTAACTGTTCACAATATGTCTTGGTCCGGAAACACATAAATTTATTTACCTTATATTTACACAATTTATTTATTCTTTTTATTTTGTACATTTTGATTATTTTATTTTATTGTACAATGATATAAACAATATAAACAAAATGAGTTTGAATACACCATTTGATTACGATTACATATTTGAGTTTTACACAAATGATATAACGGACCTTGATAAATTTAATACAATTTACGATCAATGTACATTGGAAGATCCATCTGGAAATAGAAAGGCGATAATTTATGACAAATGTTTACAAATCTCACAAATTTTATCAATCACACCTGGAATTCATATTTTCGCATCATTTGTTAATTATAACAATAAACAATACAAAGTAATCGTTCACAATATGGGTTGGGGTGGTGCCACGTATATACCAACTTAATACAACATATATATTAACTTATTAAATCCAAAATTTGTCATTGTCAATTTCTTGTTTTTCACAAAAGTAACTGGAACAAGAATTATATCCCATATCTATTAATGATTGTACATCACTTTTGGATAAATTAAAATTTAATGCATTTGTTATCTGATATGCATTTATACCAATGGTATGTTCAGTATATTTGTCAAACGAAGATGCTTGTTTTTCTTTGTTTATTAAAAAACAATTTATAATATTAAGGAGATAACTATCAAATGAATCAATCAAATTATCTTTACACATTTCTCTTTTTGATAATAATTTACAACCAAGTGTAGTACTTAAATTATTTTCATATATTTCTATCGGATAATTATTTATAATAGATCCATCAACATAATACGTATTATTATAATACTGTGAAGAAAAAACAAGAGGAATACATGTAGACATCCTAATTGCTTTTAAAACTTTTAAATTAGGTGTATTTACATAATCAAAAATAACCATACTATAAGTATTTATATCAGCTGCTACAACGCGGAAATTTATTCGCGTTTTTATCCATAATTCTCTCATAGTTGTATCTTTGGAAAAACCCTTTTTTACCAACAATTCAGTTAACCAATCAATTATTTTATTTCCATTGTCCAACCCATATTTTGATATAAAATTACTTATTTTAAATTTTTGTAAATTTAGAAAATCTACATCTATAACTTCTTTATATAACTCATCATAAGTATAACCTATCGTATATAGCAAACCAAATAAACTACCGATTGACACACCACATAATTCTTTTATATCAAATATTACTTTATCACTCCTTAATAATTCCTCAAAATACTTTACAACACCAATATACGCAATACCCTTCATTCCACCACCACTAAATAACAACGTATCTATTCGTTTCTTCATACTATAATATAGATTTATATTACACTAATATAAATTATTCATATAATAAACAATTTAACAATATAATACTCCATTTATATTAATTATTTTATATATATTATAATTATAATATATATATGGATAATAAAATTGTAGTTTTTACTAAACCTGGCTGCCCTTACTGCAAAAATGCTAAAGAATTTTTAGATAATTTTAATTTACCATTCACTGAAATTACACTTAATCCTTCAGATATACATTACGAACATAAAAGAGATAGACTATTTAATTATTACCAACACAGAAGTTACCCTATTATTGTTATAAATAACAGACTCGTTGGCGGTTACACTGATTTATTAAGGGCATATGATACACTTAAATTACATAAGATTTGTCAAGATATAGGATTATATTTACCTTTTGATTTTTGATTCCCATAAACAATTATTTACAAATCGTCTTTTAATATTTGTTTTATACAATATTTCTTTTGTGAAAAATCATCGTCATTCATATAAATAGTCAAGTAATAGTCTAATATATCAACATCGTTTTGTTTATACGTATACATAAAATAATGTAAAAAATAATTTACACATATTGGATTATTAAAATAAAAACAAAATTTACGAAATTCATTAGTTGTATCAAATACTACAAGGTCATTTTCATCTGTTATACAAGCAAATACAATTTCATTTTTATGCAAAATAATATCCTTTTTATTTTTGTTAAATTTAACTAAATCATTATACAAACCACGATTTGTACGTGATACAAACGTCATCGTATATTCCTTTTCATCTTGAATAATCTTGTATTCAGTATAAATATGTTCGTTTATAGTTTCACAAAAAATTTTCTCAACACTATCTTGAATAGGATTAAATAATACACCACTTATATACGTTTTTAATTTGTACACATTAAAACATAACCAAATAACATTTAATAAGATAAATCTTCTATACACATATATTAATGAAAATATTAAACTAAAAATACACACATAAAACATCTTATTTAAAAACTATATTATTATAATTTTAAATGGATTTCTTTCAATTTTTACAAAAGTCAAAACAATCAACTAACTCCAACTCCGAAAGCGATACCAAAAACGATAACGACACCAAAAACGACACCAAGGAAAACGTGTATAAAAAATCATCAAAGAAACATATCAACAAAAATGAAATTACAAATGAAATTACAAATGAAATTACAAATGAAATTACAAATGAAATTACAAATGAAATTACAAATGGAATTAATGAAATTACAAATGAAATTACAAATGAAATTACAAATGGAATTAATGAAATTACAAATGAAATTACAAATGGAATTAATGAAACTGGTCATGTATTATATAAAAATGTTAAAAAAGGAAATATGGTTAGAATTATATATAACGAAAACAGTATTTTAAATTTGTACAAAGGATATATTGGCGAGATAAGAGATTATAAGAAGGAACAGGATTTTGCTATTGTATTTCTGCACGGAATAAATAGTCAGACATTTATCAAATGTCCATTGCAACATTTTATCCTATTATAATAGGTCATCATATGTGATTAGTGTAGTGTTGGTAATTAAATTTTTAAGAGTTTCATTTACCTTTCGCATTTGTTCTAACTTTGATGTTTTCTTTTCTGATTGTATTTGATTTTTTCTTATAGAATATGTAAATTTATTAACAGAGTATAGAGATTTCTTTACACTAGGATTTTTATTTAATAAAGTTATAAATACACAATCTTTAAATGATTCACTATTTGCTATATATCCATTTGACAAATAAATAAACCATACATCATATGTGGACTTTAATTTTAATTTTTTAAACATTGTATTGAAAATTAATAAACCACGTTTAATAGTATTTGTTCCACATTGATTTTCCGGATCGTTTTTTAGATCGTATTCGTATCTTGTGATTTTATTTACATTATAATCTTTTTCATATACTTTTACATTCAAATCAATAGATCTTTCTACAAAATCAATGTCGTATGTATCATCAAAATCTAAATAATAATATATATCCAAAGGTTTTTTGTTATCATCTAAAGGGTTTTTCTTATCATTAGAGTTCATTGTAAGATCTACTCTGTTTTAACCATAATTTTTCAACTTTTTATAATTTTAACAAAATTTTTTTATTTGTATATATAAGATGACAAATAAAAAGGGAAGATCGCCAAATAAAAAGGGAAGATCACCAAATAAAAAGGGAAGATCGCCAAATAAAAAGGGAAGATCACCAAATAAAAAGATTGATTACACAAAATATCATTCTACATCAGGATTATCAACTAAATCGTGGGGGCCAAATGGTTGGTACTTTTTATTTTCTTGTATAATGGGTGGATATCCTATTAAAATAGACAAAAACAATCGCGATCACGTGCGTATAAAAAGGCATTTTAAGAATATGTTATTAAGTTTAGGTTATACTATGCCTTGTATTTACTGTAGAGAATCATTTAAAAAATTTTGTAAAGAACTTCCCATAGAATCATCTTTGTCAGGTAGAATTGAATTAATGCGTTGGTTATATGATGTTAGAAATAAAGTCAATCAAAAGTTGATAGCACAGGAAAAAAAATGTTATAACGATGAAAAAAAAAGATTAAAAAAAATATACTATTCTGGATTAAAAACAAATGAATCACAGGAAAACTATTACGATTCCTTAAAACAATTTAAAGAAAAAACTTTTGTTACAAAACAATCACCTAGTTTTCAAGAAGTGTTAGATACATACGAAAGTATTAGAGCTGTTTGTTCTAATAAATCAAAAACTTGCGCCCTAAAAGTCGAAGCAAATTAGTTTTAATGGTACTTTTTACTCATATTAACTGGAAAATACTTTTTCATTTATTATAATATTGTATTTAAATCTTTTTAATTAAATAATTAAAAAGATGTATCTTCATTTTCATCTTCATTTTTAGTAAGGTTTTTATACACCAATTTCAAAGAATCTTCTCATTTGAGCTGGACTTTGTTCAAAACTGCTTTGATTCCAAGGTCCAACACTTTCTTTTGGGATAGGTGGAAGCGATCGAATATCGTGATATGGAATCTTGTTAGATTGCATAACTGTATTAATACCAACGTGATATCCGCTAATTAAAAAGTTTTGTTCTTTTAAAAGTTTAGTAACTGGGTTTTCCTTGGAAAATTCGTTTTCTGCCTTATAATCAGGTAATAAATCACTTGGTTTAATTTCATCACCCTTAGCAACAATAGCATCTACTCGTTCTTGTTCTTCATCTTTTTTTACAGGTGCTTGTTCTATTGGAGCAATGTCACCTTGAGAAACATTTTCAAGATTTTCTGGAATTAAATAATTTTCCATGGATTCGTTTTTTGTTTTAGTATAAGTTATAATTATATAAAAGGCAAGAAGAATTAAGGCAATCTTGATCATATCATTTGATTGAATAAACTTTAAAATATTAGCAATCATTGTTTTTTTAATATAGTATAATAAAATAAATTTAAATTTTACAATTAAAAAAAATTTCCGAGTACAATTTAAAAATAAATGTAAATTTTACAATTTAAAAATTCCAGAGTGTAATTTAAAAACATAAATAAATTACTTTTAAATGCTTGAATACGATGAAAATGAAAATTACACATCATCATCTGATTATGATGACATAGACAATTTTTTAGACAATTATTCAGATGATTTATATTTGTTATACGAAGACATAAAATCTAAATCGGAACCTCATTCCCCATTTTTTCTATGTAAAATGCGTTTTCACCACATAACAACTTTTTTAATTGACATTCTATTTAAACCAGAATCAGACTCAAAATTAAATGATGAAAAAAATCCCTTTAGTTTAATAAACGATTTCAATAATTTTTACCAAGATGAAATATCTTATTCATTTAACATTATATCTGCTTATATTAAGAAACATTTTAAATATACTATACCTATAGAATATTGGATATTTTTTTGTTATCATCTTTCAGACATTGGTGAAATCCAAAAAGTGCGATAAGAACATTTTTATAATAAACAATTTCAATAATTTTTACCAAAATGAAATATCTTATTCATTTAACTGGATATTTTTTGTTATCAAAATCATTGGCGAAATTCAAAAAGTGCGATAAGAACATTTTTTTAATATAATATTCTAGAGTAATGATATTATCTATTGATATAGGAATTCGAAATTTATCTTTATGCTGTATTGATTACGTTACACAATCAGATTTTTCTAGTTACCAAATAAAACTATGGGATGTATATAACACACTTGAAATGGAACAACATATATGCGAGTCATTAAAAAAAGACAATAAACGATGTGGTAAACTTTGTAATTATAAATATATTTCCGACAACCAAACAATTTATACGTGTAAAACACATTTTCCAAAAAATGTAGAAATTAAAAAACAAAATCACTATAAAGAAAAATTGGTAAATGATTATTTATTACAAGATATTGCCAGAATAGTTCTTACAAAATTACAATCAATATACGACGATAATATAGAAATTTTTTCAAAAATACGAGGAATAGTTATAGAATTACAACCAAAAGTGAATCAGAAAATGAAATTTATATCACATATTATCTATGGAAAGTTAGTAGAATTATATTACAACACATCTACTACAATTCGTTTTGTACGAGCTGCTCAAAAATTAAAAGCATACAATGGTCCTATTTTACAATGTAATCTTAAAAGTTCTTATGCAAAAAGAAAATGGTTAAGTATTCAATATACAAATTGGTTTTTAGAAAATCGTTTTTGTGAAAATGAAAAATTAAAATGGCACGATCATTTTAATAATCATAAAAAACGAGACGATATGGGAGATACTCTGCTTATGTCAATTAATGCTATATACGGTGTACCTAAATCAAGTGATAAAAATGGAAGATGTATTAAGTAGTTGGGTTAAGTAGTTGGGTTTAGTTATATATTTTAATTATCTTGTTATTTATTTTGTTATATGTTATTTTTAAATTTGTTTACAATTTTTGAAACATTTTTCACACAATAATTTAATCCAGATTTATATAACGTTAGGGGTTTGTATGTATAATAATATACAACTTTGTTTTTATTAAAACTTACGCGTTTATTTTTTGAATTAGATAAATTATCTTTTTCACTGGTTTTTTTTTGAAATTTTTCCAAGCATTCGTTTTTAACTTGTGTTATGACAATATATTCTCTCATTGACAATATATTCTATATTTTATTAGAGTATTTTATATTTAGGTTTCTAACACGTTTAAAAAACGAAAAAAAATTGAACGTATATATATATGTTGATTAATGAATTTGAAAAATTATCTCTTAAAAAGTTTAAAATAAAAAGTATTATGCCGGATGCTACTATACTATGTTTAGGTAAGAGGCGGAGTGGAAAATGTATTGCACGTGGTACAAAAGTGTTAATGTACGATGGAACAATTAAAAATGTCGAAGATATTCGAGTAGGAGAACAAGTTATGGGTGATGACAGTACACCTAGAAATGTTTTAGAAACACATTCTGGGACTGATACAATGTATAAAGTAGAAAATAAACGGGGGGAAAGTTATACAGTAAATAGTCATCATATTTTAAGTTTAAAATGGTCTGGTAAAAAAATTATACTTGAGAGACTTGACAAAATGTCTTTTCAAGTAAGATATTTTGATAAAAATAAAATTAAATTAATACATAAAGATTTTTCTTATCGAGATAGAGATAAAGAGTTAGTTTTTGCGGAAGCAAAACGTTATTATGATAACATAGTAGATGATTTGTATGTAGATATTCCTATAAAAGAATACTTGGGATTATCTAAAAAATACCAAGAAAATTTATTGGGATATCAAGCATCGGCATTAACATTTCCAGAACAAACAACATCTTTACCAATCGATCCTTATATGATTGGTTATTGGTTAGGAGATGGTACCATGAGAGAAGCAGTAATAACATGTCAAGATTCAACTGTTTTACATTATTTTGCTCAAAATCTTCCACAGATCGGTTGTTATTTGAATTATAGAAAATCAAACAAATTTCATTACGGAATAAATGGTATAAAACAACCTGGTTGTAAGAATATGACTAATTATTTTTTAAATACGATTAGAGACTTGTGTCTAACAAAAGAAAAACATATTCCTCATATCTATAAATGTAATACTAGAGAGGCTAGATTACGTTTACTGGCTGGATTTATAGATGCAGATGGTCATTTAGGTAATAGAAATGATTTTGAAATAAAAATAAAACATGAGAAATTACTTGACGATATTATTTATTTATGTAGAAGTTTAGGGTTTACTACTTATAAACACGTTAAACAAACATCCTGGATACATAACGGAGTTAAAAAATTTGTAAAAGCATTTAGAATAAATATTAATGGTCAAGGTATACATGAAATACCTACTTTAATTAAGAGGAAACAGGCACAACCAAGAAAAGAACGAGTTGATGCATTAGTTAGTCGAATAAAGGTAACTGAGTTACCAGAAGACCGTTATGTAGGTATTGAATTAGATGGAAATAATCGTTATGTATTAGGAAATTTTATTGTCACACATAATAGTTGGCTTGTTAGAGATATATTTTATCATCACAAGAATATACCCTCTGGTATTGTTTTTTCTGGTACGGAAGAAGCATCACCTTTTTTTGGAGATTTTATACCTGATAGTTTTATACATTCAGAATATAATCCTGAACTAATAGATAGTATTATGATTCGTCAAAAGAAAAAAATAAGAGAAACAAAAGCAAAAGGTATATCTGAAACTGGAAAACATCCTAGTAATAATTTATTTATAGTATTAGATGATATGTTACACGATGCACAAAACTGGAAAAAAGAAAAAACAATTAAAAGTATTTTCTTCAATGGTAGACATTATAATTTTCTTTTTATATTAACTATGCAATATCCTTTAGGTATTACTCCCGAATTAAGAAGTAATATTGATTATGTATTTATATTTAATGAACCCAGTGTAAAAAATAGAAAAAAAATATACGACGACTACGCTGGAATGTTACCTTCATTTGATCATTTTTGCAATATCCTGGATGCATGTACTCAAAATCACGAATGTCTGGTCATAAAAACATCAGGAAACAGTAGTGATTTAAGAGATCAAGTATTTTGGTATAAAGCAGAATATCACAACAACTTTAGAACAGGACATCCTAAATTTTGGAATTTCCATAGCAAAAATTACAATGACAACTACGAAGAAGACGATGATAAAGATCAAGAACACTTGGACAAATTAAAACGTAAATTTGCAAAAACTAAAAAATTAAAAGTTATCGTATCAAGACAAGGGGATATAGTAGGTTATAAGTCCGATGGTTAAAAATAAACCCGTTTAAAATACCATTTTTTAATTATTTAATTAAGTTTCTATTATTTGATTAAATCTATATTTAAAGACAAAATATATACAAATTATAAATGAACCTTTTTAAAACACCGATTGATATTAAAACACTTATACAAACTAGTACAATAGAAATATATGATAAAACTAAATTAGTAGAAAAATTACAAGAACATTTCTCAGATGATGAACAACGATTATATGTATGCAATTTGTTTTTATTCTTAAATTATCATCCAATCAATGATTTCATTATCAATTTGGAAAATGTATGGAAATTTATAGGATTTTCTAACAAAGCCAATGCGAAGAGATTATTGAAACATAATTTTACAGAGGAAAATGACTATAAAATAATTTTCATCCGAACGGATGAAAATAAAACTTTGCTCATCCGAATGGATGAGCAAAAAAAAGATAATAGAGGTGGTCACAATGAAGAAACGATTATGTTAAATATAAATACATTTAAAAAGTTATGTTTAAAAGCAAACACAGATAAAGCAGACAAAATTCATGACTATTATATAAGATTAGAGATGATATATAACGAATTAATGAAAGAAGAATTAGATGAACAAAAAAATAAAATAGAAGAAAAAGAAAAATTATTGATTCAAAAAGAAACTCAATTACAAGAAACTACTAAATTACTTAATGAATTAGAACTCAAACCAGAAACTGAAGGTTTTTCTAGTAGAATACCAGGTGAAATTTATTGTATACGAGATAAAACAAAGCCTGGACATATGAAAATAGGAATAGCAGATAAAACTATAACAAGAGTGGATCAATTAAATGTAGGTTCTAGTACGCATTCTTTAGAAATGTATGCTAAATTTGAAACATTCGATAGGAATTTTACAGAAAAATTAATACATCATTCTTTACACCCATTTAGAATTAGAAATCGAAAAGAGTGGTTTTATTTCGGAAACGATATCGAATTAGCTTATGCAATCAATACAATTAAAAAATCATTAGAATACACTAAACAATTTGACATTAAAAATAATGTTCATTTTAAAGAATTAACAGTAAACATAAACGTTAATACAGAATTAATTGACCCAAACGTTATCGATAATATACAAACAAATGAAGAAAACAAAGTAAAAGAACATATTGAAAAAATACGAAAAACTAATAAAAATAATATACAACAGAGTAGTGCTCGGACAGGTAATTTTAAGGGAGCGTGTTGGGTTAAGGATAAAAATATGTGGAAATCTCAGATACAGAATAATCAAAAAAATTTCCATCTTGGATATTTTACTGATGAAATAGATGCTGCCAAAATATATAATGATTATGCTTTATATCTAAACGAAAACGAAAATACAAACTTTTTGTTAAACGATATACCTGGGTATAAAACAGTAGCAAGAAATATACCAGAGGAAAACAAACGAGAAATTACAGAAAAAAAAACTTCCAAGTATATAGGTGTAAGTTATGATTCTAAACGAAAAATTTATGTCACTAGTATTAAATTAGCTGGTAAAACTTATAATTTAGGAAATAATAATCAAGAAGTCGAATGTGCAAAATTATATAATCAACAGGCTCTCTTCTTTAATAACACATTGAATACAAAATATATATTAAACGATATCTCTAATTATGTAACTATGCCAAACGATATTCGTTCAGAATTACTTAAAAAAAAAGAAGATAAAAAATCCAGTAAATACATTGGTGTAAGTTTGAATAAATCGAACAAATGGAATAGTTATTATATGCTGAATAGAAAAAGAATTAATATTGGAACTTTTAATACAGAATTAGAAGCTTGTCAAGCATATAATAATACAGTTATTGACTTAAACAAGAATGGATGCAACTATGAACTCAATATTGTAGACTAACTATGTCTTTTTAATATTTTTTAATTAATTAAAAAATATTGTTATAATATAAGAGAACATGAAATCTAAACCTGGAGCAATTTTTGTAAGTATTGCAAGTTATAGAGATGATGTATGTAGTACTACATTAGATTCATTATATACTATGGCTGATAAACCAGATAGAGTATATGTAGGAATATGTCAACAAAATAAAAATGAAGAAGATGACGGTATAGATTGTGTAACAAAAGGTTACCAAGATCATCCTAGAGTAAGAATAATAAGAATTCCACATTTTGAAGCAAAAGGTCCTACTCACGCAAGATATTTATGTAGTACATTATGGAGTGGAGAGGAATATTTTTTACAAATAGATAGTCATAGTAAATTCGTAAAGGGTTGGGATACATTGTGTATAGGTATGTTATCGGATATTAAAAATAAAGGATTATCAAAAAAACCTGTCTTGAGTCATTATCCAAAAGAAATAAGCACATATGACCAATATAACGATAATATAAAAAACAATGTTACAAGAATATGCAAATCATTTTTTAACAATAGAGGAATGATTTCATTTATGGGCGCTGAAGAAATAAATAGTAATAATACACCATATATGACACCATACGTTGCCGGAGGTATGTTATTTTGCGAATCTTATTTTTTAAAAGAATTACCATTTGACCCTAATTTGCCATTTTTATTTGTCGGAGAAGAAATATTACACAGCATACGATTTTACACACACGGGTGGGACATTTTCACACCAACTGAAAATATCGTATTTCACGAATACACAAGAAAAGATAAACCTAAAATATGGACAGATAATCCATACTATTCAGATGTTCCAGCATTTGATAAAGTAAAGTATTATTTGAAATTAATAGATAACGATAAAGATGACGTAGTAAATTATTTACAATTTAATTTAGATAAATATGGTTTAGGAAAAATAAGAACATTAGAAGATTACTATAATTTTGCAGGAATAGATATAGTAAATAAAAAAGTATATAAAAATTTTTGCAGAGAAAATAATATTGCAACAGAAGACGATATCTTAATGAGTAACCAAATTAATCACGAAACTAACCATAACAAAAAATTCATTCAAAATAAAATTATACCATCATTACAATATATATCAATATTAATATTAGGATTATTGCTTTTACTTTACGTTATTCGCAATATTAACATTAATACCACGTTTATGCAAAAGTTTTTCAAACCGTATTAGTTTTTTTTGTAATATGAAAAGATCTAACCAAGAACTACCATATTTATAATCTTCATTTATTGATTTCTTTATACACGCTTTATACTTTTCAATTTTCATAAAGGTCTTTTTATCCAAATTAGATATCTGATGACCATATTTATTGAGGATACTTAGATCAATATCACTTATTATTACCCCTTTCATTATATATAATATGAAAGGAATATAAATAATTCAATTTTGTGCTACACTTTTTATATTAAACTTTTTTATTGTATACTTTTTTATTGTATACTTTTAAATTGTATACTTTTAATATGAATATACAATATGTGGAATTAGATTGTGCAAATCCATTTCGGAATATAAATAAGGATACTATTTCTTCAAATACTATAATAATACCAGATTTGTCAAATTATGCACAATCAGATACACTAGCTTTAAACGATTGGTTATTTTCTGATTATTTTGATAATTTGTTTTTGAATTTCATATTTTACGCACAGTGGGATTACTGTTTTCTACATTATGACAACATAGAAGAATATTTTTTAAGAATTAACTTATCCAATTTAAAATTCATAATATCCAATAATACAGTAAATCAAATAAAATCTTGTATAAAAAATAAAAAAATTATAATACTTCCTATAAGATTAGATCTATTAGAAATCCAATTAGATTATAACATTTCTTATCCAGATCATCAAGAAGAAAAGTCGATTCACAATGCACATTCTAATTTACTTATAATAGATTCACAGAATGAAATAATAGAATTTTTTGAACCACACGGTATAATACTTCAACATACATATTCAAACATTATAAATTTACAAGAATCTATAGAAAATTTCCTTAAATACACATTCGATATAGATTATACTTTTGTAAATATTGCAAACATTTGCCCTATAGGATTACAAGCATATCAATCTTATATTAATCCAAATGCTGGACATTGTCTTGTATGGAGTGCATATCTTATAACTGTAAGACTAATGAACGCACATTATAAAGAAATTAGCTATGACAAAACTACATCACAGACTCTTAATGAAATATTAATAAATCATTTTTCAAATAACGCAGATCAAATCATAAGACAATTTTTTTCATACATTGAATCTTGTATAAATATAACATCACGTCCTTACAGTAGCACTAGAGATTCCACATATAATTTACTAAATTACATACAGGACACTCGCACCATAGAAGATCGTTTACGTCATTTAATAAGAACGTATTTTGTAAATGCCTTTTTTTACCATAGAGATTTTAAAATAATATTTAGAGAAATCACATCTTATAAAAACTTACCAAATTTTGATACAATTTTCGTAGAAGAAATGTCAAAATCATATGATCTCTTATATCATAATCAACCTCAAACAATTATCGAACCTATCGAACCTCAAACAACTACCGAACCTAAAACAACTATTGAACCTATAAATAATTATAAAAATCTTGATAAAGAATGGTTTAAAATACGAGAATCCCAATCACAATCAGATACAATGTAAACTGTCAATCTGTCTATAGCACACCAGAATTTTTCAAATAATTCCAAGTTTTCCCACCTATTTTAATTCTTCTTTTAGTCGATGGATTAATCATCCATTCATCCTTGGGTTCAACCAATTCATTTTCTTCCAATTCATTTTCTTCTAATTCAGTTCTACACATTGGACATAAACGGTTATTTGTTTCAATATGTTTTTCTAAACAATTTTTGTGAAAAAGATGTTTACAATTTTTTAATCGAAACAAATTACCTTGGACTCTTTGGTTTTCAGTTGGTTCAATTGTATTTTCAGTTGGTTCAATTGTGTCATAGCATATACAACAGTCGTATTCAGTATTCATAAAATCATTAAATGAGATTTGTGTATCATCTGATTTAAAATTTTCTGTAAAATCAATGTAATTATAATAGTTTTGTAATGTAAGTGATAATCTTTCATAATCAACTAAAAATCTCTCGATTTCAAAACATCTTGTATTATAATAAGCACATGGATATATAACAGATAAATTTCTTAAATCACTAAAAATTTCATCTATATTCGTAAGCATATATGTATATATGAAATTAATAAACATTTCATCCCTTTCGTTTTGTAGATATCTTATTAAACAAGATATCCAACTCTGATACAAAACATAAACTGTATAACTCGAGTCATCTCTATCACCTGGTTCATACATATAAGGATTATTATCTAAAAAAGAATGAAATGTTAATAATATGGTTTCAATACCCATACTGGATGTCCACTTTTCAAATATATTATCACCCCAAGTATTTAAAATAGTGGCACAACATTTACCATTTTCATACATATTAGGATGAATTCTAACACCATCATAATTTACAAACGTAACTGCTGGTGGTGAATGAGGGTAATTATCAGGTATTGTAAAATCCAATCTTATAAACTTATGTCTATATACGCTATCGTGTGGAGCTTTAATTATAGCATAGAGTTTATTTATATTTGTCTCGTCATATCGAATTAAGTAATCGTTTTCTAATAATTCTTTTTGTGATTGTTGTAAATATAGTCTTTGAATTTCTTTTAAAAATCTTTTATTTGCAGTCATTAATTTAAATAAAATAATTAATATTACGATTAATAATCAAAAGTTTTTATTAAAATTTCATTTTTTTTAGCTATTTTAATTATTTCTTGTAGTAAGTTTACCTTTTTGATACATGTCATACAATTTTTCTTTAATAAGATTTTCTTTATCCTTTTGTTCCTTTTCCTTTTGAGTCTTTTGATCGTTTTTGACATTCTTTTTTCTTGGATCAGGTATATATATAATATTATCTTTTAATTGAACACTCCAAGATATATTGTTTGATGTATTTACCAACATAATATAATCAGGATAAGATACCTTCATTAAAAGTCCACCTGTTCTAAATTGTTTAGTTTCAACATTATAATACCGAATCCACGTTTTAAAAACAGGTAATTGTTGTAATATCTGTTTTTCCTTCATTGTTTTTAATGGTATATAATCAACTAGTCTTTTTAATATATCATCTCTTGTAAAATTATCTTGTTTACTACCACTAACAGGTTTTCTATAATCTGTGTTTACAATACTAGTAAACATTTTATCATCTTTTCTTTTACGAATTGGGATTGATGAAGTTACATCTTCTGTATCAGAATAATATTCATCATAATCATCAATGTAATCACTTGTTGCAGTCGTCGCAGTTGTATCTTGTTTTTCTATAATAAATTTTCGAGTAAATTTTCGAGACTTCATCTGTTATTATTGTTATTATTGTTATTATTGTTATTATTAATATAAATTAATTGTTTATCAATTTTTATTTATTATATACTATTAGTAAATGTTATTATATAATTTAATTTATGATTTAATATCCGATTTAATTTACAACAAACCAAATGTAACAGAAATCATACCAGGATTGTGGTTAGGAAATCACCAATCTGCTATAGATATAGACTTTCTTAAAAAAAATAACATAAATTTTATATTAAATTGTACACCAAATACACCATTCTTTAATGAAATACATTCAGAAAAATCATTGTTACATTTACAAGATATTGATACATATAGAATACCAGTTAACGATAGTCTTTTAGAGAGAGATTTTATACTAATGGAAAAATATTTAAAGATAATTTTACCAATATTGGTTAAAAAATATACACGTGATAAAAAACGTATTTTAATTCATTGTCAAGCTGGAAAACAAAGAAGTGCAATTGTTGTAGCTGCTTTATTAAAATATTTACTTGATAAAAATTACATCAGTATAGATAGTATACCAAAGAATATATCAAAAGAACAACAATATAAATTAATTTACGATTATCTTTTGTCAAAACGACCCCAAGTTTTTACATATGGATTAAGAATTAATTTTGATTCAACATATAAACGTTTTTTTAATTTTTAATTGTAAATTTTTATTCTTACTATTTGTAATGCAAAACGTAGTAGAACGTTATAAAAAATTACAAGATTGGAAACAAACTTATGAACAACTTCACCAATTAAAATATCAAGATATTTATAAAACTCCACAATCATTTTTTAAAAAAAAACAGATATCTAGAGGTACAGAAGGAGTTGTTTACAAAACACGATTTGATTATAAAATTAAATTAAAAAAAACAAAATCAAGGGGACTTGAGTGCACATTAGGGTATAACGATTATTTTATAATTAAAGCTTTGTATCTAAAAAGAATAAAGGATAGAAAAAGTATAGATAAAAGTGTATTATATACGCAACCAGATAAAATCAAACAGATATTTTACAGCAAACATTCTTTTAATAAACCTAGTTTAGTAGAACTAATATCTCTTCAATTAACTAACCAACTAGTTTTACAAAAAATATGCCCACATTATATTTTAAACTATGATTGGGATTATGATAAAAATGTTATAAGACAATATAACGAATACGCAACATCGGATAATTTTTATAATTGGGCCGAACAGAATCATAGCGACGAATTGTGGTTGAACGCATTGTTTCAAATTATGGTAAGTGTTTTAGCAATAAAAAGATATTTTAATATGATACATACAGATTTACATTTAAAGAATATTTTAATACATAAAGTCAATCCTGGTGGATATTGGACATATATAATAAACGATCGAAAATACTATTTACCCAACCTTGGATACATTTTTCTATTATCCGACTTTGGATACGCCTGGATTCCTCAAAAATTAGGAGTACCTTCACATTACAAAAATATAATGCAACATACTACAGTAAATGGCAGAAACATATACGATATTATTATATTAATTAAATCATTGAAAAACATTGGCACTGTCCCAAAAAGTATTATTGACATATTAGAACAAACATTTCCTAAAACCGAATTTATAATATTCACAAAAGAGTATTATGAAAAAATAGTAAATGAACTTGATAAAAAACAAACTATCACAATACATAAATCACCAAATGTTGAGCAAAAGTCAAGTGTTAAACAAATGCATAAATATATAATAGAAAACTACAACACCTTGACGCAAAAAAAACCAAATTTATCAAAAAAAATTAAAACGATGTTTTATAATACATATCAAACAAAACCTAAAAAACAAAAACATATAGAATCTTATTCTCTGGACAAATCATTCGGATCATCAAAATTACATAAACAATTTCGTAATTTAGTAAAAAAAGAAACACTTAATTAAAATTCCAATCTGTACAATCATTACAATTCGTCTCTATTGTACAATTAGGCATATCATTTTCAAATTTTGGAACTATATTTTTTACAATATATTCTATTCTATGATTAAATATAGATTCACTATGACCTAATTTTGTCTTTGAATCATACAAACACGTATAACCAGTATGACACATTGTATTAATATTATATCCAAATAAAGAACATGTTCTACCACAATTTCCCATAAAAATTGGATCAGCTGTGTGGCCAAAATGATAAAAATTGTTATTCTGTTTATTATATGCTAATTTCATATAATGCAAATCACCTGGTGTTTCAAAACTTGCACCTGTTTTATTATATATAAGAGCAGCTATACTCGCTAACATCCCCCCTAAAGAATGTCCTGTAAAATAAACTTTTGACTTGTTAAAATCGATTTCCGTTTTCACTCTATCAATAATTTTACCAATTTCATTTATATAATTATTTTCGTCTCTTAAACTTGTTTTATAACAATCACTACAACAACTAAATTTTGTATTATTAGTATTATTACACATATTACAATCCTCGAACAAACTATTTTGTTTATAAAAACAACATGAAAAAAACAAATTATCATTGTATTTATCATTTTCAGAACTTGATAACATACACATATTTTTGTCGTCTAACGAATTACCTTGAGAATTATCTAGCGAATTACCTTGCAAATTATTATTCGTCCAATACGTACTCGTGCCTTTAAAAGCAATTACCGTATTTGTTTTTTCATTGTTCGTAAATAAATATGCCCTTACAGTATCATTTGATATACTTACATCAATAACATTGTTTAATGTAGTATTTAACCAATTTTTATTATTTATCTCATAATATACATTACGAGACATTTTTGCAAGATCAGATATAGTATTATAATCCATATTTATAAAATTTGCTATTGTACCTGTTACAAAATACAATAGCTTATACATTTATTAATTAAATATTAAAATTATATTAATTAATAAACTTATAGGTAATCATTATTTACAAAAGAGTAACTGTCTCATTTAAACTATAACTCGTAATTAATACTTCAATTGATGAAGTTTCTGTTACGGTTGCAACTTCTGTTATAGTAGGAGTTTCAGGACAAGCTTCAGTTGGAGTTTCCGTTGGAGTTTCAGTTGGAGTTTCAGTTGGAGTTTCTATTGTAATATCTCTACTATTAACTGGGTCAGTTTCTTCAGGACAAGGTGTAGTTTCCGTTGGAGTAGGAGTTTCAGTAGGGATTTCTATTG